TGAGATTAACGAAAATATCTCATTTCTATCAATATCTTGTGTGTTTTGAACAAAATTTGTTATTTTTTCGTATATTTTCTTACCAAGAGTATCATATGAAGAACTTAATGTTCCAAATATAGACCCCATAAACTCATCAAACAGCATACTATCATCCAAAAGAAATTCTTGGAATCGTAAATCCTTAAACATTTCCGTAGCATCGTAACTCTCATTCTTTTTCTCAATTGTTAAGAAATTTTGAGGATAAACGTCGAACAAAGAAGTCTCACCATTTAAAGAATATACGCTACCTTGCACTGACGATACTGATCCTGATACTGTGATTTTAACATCATTTATTTTGTTTGGTGAGGTGAAACGTATGGTATTTCTCAATGCACCATTGAAAGAGTCTTTGGCGGATATTGTGTAATATTGAGACGAAACAACCTCATTTGAGGATAATACCGTATATGCCAAGTTTGAAGCAGAAAGAGGTTGAAAATTCTTAACCGTAAAGTGTTCCAAATCTTTAACTTTGATAACAAAAGGAATATCAACGTTTGAAAATTTTTCCGTATCTATATTGAAAGAATTTTTAGCATAAAATTCACCATCCATACCATTTGATGTGATACTGAAATTATCAACATCGGTATTTGCAGCAATATTAGCTGAAAGGGAAATTTTCAAATTATTATCCCATATATTATTGTTCCTCCTATCAAAGAAGAGATCAATTTGCAACTTGTTGACACTATCGTCTTTGAAATAGACTTTTTTATTGCCCGATAAACCAACATAAAACGCCAACACATCGGAAGAGTCTGTTAATATAATGTTATTGTTCGATATTTTAGCATATACTGGTATTGTATCTATTTCAATTTTATCAATCTCAACATATTCGTATTCTTTTTTTGTTTGATTGTATATTTTATCAAAAAACGAATACGTGTTTCTCAAATGTTTGAATTTATCTGGAATATCTTGAAAATAATACTCACTGTTACTTCCACTTATTCTATAGAATATGCTTGAAGGGGTGATATTATTTGGGTAGGTTGCAGAAGCAATCAAAGGTCCCGATATCTTCCCATTTTTCCATGTGATATTGTCATAATATGACGCATCTTCAAAGTCTATTTTGAAGGTGTTTACCAAGTAGTCTTTGATATCAATTGTTTTGATCGTATTTGATATGATAGCGTTTGAATAGCAATCAAAAATTGTTAGATTGGTATCGTATTTTCCAGCTTTATCATAATATTTTTTAGAAGTTAATGATGTGGAATATGTTCCATCGCCAAAATCCCACAATACTCTAATATAAAACAAATTTTCAACATTTGGTGTAAATGTCAATGGTGTTTCCTTTAGAGCATACGCACTAAGAACTTGTTCGTTTTTATAATCAACGATCTTAAAATCGAATTCTTGATAATTACTCATTTACTATTAGAATTTTTTGATATATTGATTGAGGATTGAAGAAATATGGGAATTTGAAAAATGGTAATGTTGTTGTTTGATTGATAATTAGATCATCAACACCTTCGTAAATAGTATTCCATGATATAAATGAAATACCATTGAAAATCTCATTACCATTTATTGTTCTTACATTGGCAACACCTTCCAAGCTTAATATGTCAGATGTCAGCGATGATATATCCAACTTTTGCCCCAAAACATTATTGGAACTATTGAAGAATGATAGGATAATATCACCTACTTTCTTTTTCAAATTTTCAGGATTTGTTTTGGAGTCGTTTTTACGAACGATTTCCAATTTACTTGTATTCAAAATGTTTTTGTCTGCAATACTGTTAGTAAAGCCAATATCGAAGGCGATATAAACTGGATCACGAGGAACCACTTCATGGCTTAAAATTTTTGTGTCTTTTGTTTTTTCAATGATTAAGTTTTTCAAACTGTTTGGTAGAAAAGGTGGATACCCACCGTCATCTTTCAAATTGAATTTTGGAACACAAAACACATTCACATTGTTGAAATCACAAGAATCTGCAAAATTTACTTGGTTTATAATCACTCTATTCGACTTATTGGGATCAACACAAATTTTGTAAAAATAATCAATATAACTATCAATGAATGTTTTATTATTGACAGTTTTGACTGAAGCAATAATATTTGATATCTCTTTATTCAAGAAAGTATCGTAATCATCTTCTGTTACTAATTTTATTTGAGAATTTAAGTATTTGGGAACATTATTTTTGATTTGTTCAACACTTTCTGCTTCCGATATAGCAGTGGAATTGTCAGTGTTAGTGAAGTATAAAAAAGAGTTGTTGGTGGAGTCAATAATGTTTTCACTGATAGCAGTGGTAGTATCATTATAGATTTGAGTGAATTTTGAAGAATTAAAATTGAACAATTTGTTACCATTGATAGCACCTTTACTGATAATACCATTGAGGTTATCACTTAGGATGTAATAAATTGCAACTTCATCACCAGATTCAATTTTTCTACCGAAAATACCATTACCGAACTTAACTTCGTAGAATCCCGAATCGTTTAAACGAACACTGTAGTAACGATCATCGTTTTTAGCGAGGAAAATGTTATCCAATTCTTGATATTCATACCATTTGCCATCACTCTGTTCCTTGACATATACACTAATGGAACCATCGGCAATAAATCTGGTATCATTTGTATCGACTCTATTAACCACCACAATTGGAAGAGTTTCAAAATCATCACCATTTGCAGTGTATGTTGGGTATTCCCCAACTGTGCCTTGATAAAGTATTAAATTATTTTTAATACTATCAATATCCTGAGAACCAGTAATTGATTTTTCAAAATTAAAATCCTCTAGTATTGTATATTGAATTTTATCAATTAAAAAATATCCATATTTCTTCAATGTGTAGTTACCAATTGATAAAGAAGAACTTACCACACATGAAACAGGAACTAAAGATGTTTGTTTACCAGTTGGTTTATAACCTATTAGATTTACGATTTTATTGATATTCTCATAAATCGTAGCTTGAGAGAACATACTCTCAGAAGCTGTTTGGTTCAAATAAAACAGTAAAACATGATAACTAAAAGCGATGATATCAATAAAAGAAGCTAAATTACTTCCTTCATAATTTTGGTCTGTAAAATTGGAATTTTCATTCAATTTTTGAATGATGAAATCTTTGAGAGAAAGCGCATCGAAATTGATGTAAGCGTTTTTCGGTAAATTATATTCAATAGATTCTTTCATTTTTATTATTTAGAGTATTGTGTAACCGATGGTATTTAATTTTGATTTAATACTCAACCCCTCCACATCCAAAGATGGAATGTTGATTTGTAAATAAATCTGATATTCTTGTGCATCGGGATCAGGAATCACTGAAACACCAGTTACTTTAATTCTTGGTTCTAAACGAGGTAATCGTCGGTTAATATCATCTGAAATAACCTCAGCAGTGAAAATATCAACAGGTTCAAACAAAAATCGTCTTAGATCAATACCAAAAGTAGGATTTAATATTTTTTGCCCAGGTGATGTTAAGAAACAATTTACAATACTGTTCTTAATCGCTTCAACATCGAATATAGCCTGAATATCTTTTATATTTTCTTTTCTGTTCAATTGATTATTGAAAGAATAAGCGGGTTTAAGATCGAAATTAACATCTTTATACGAATAACCCGAAGAATTTACATTTTTTTGTTCTTTTGATTTTTGAAGAGATAATATTTTAATACTCACATTATTATTTAAGTGATGACTAAATAATCATATGCCTAAAATTTCCCAATATAATCCAGCGACAACACCTCTTTCTGGTAGTGAGACTTTTATTTTGAATCAAAATGGCGTAACATACAAAACATCTCTAAGTTCAATTAAAAATTATACGGATACAACAGTTCGTGTTCTTTCTTCCAATTGGCAGAATACATACACCACATTTTCAACAAATTCTGCTAATTATGCTAAAGTAAATGTTGATAATAATTTTTCAAGCACACAAACTTTTGCCACCAGTGCAATTAATATTGGTAGGTTACCGTTTAACACACGAATAAGCAATAGTCTATTCATAGGTCTTAGTGCTGGTCAAAGTTCTACG